TTGATTTAGCTGACATACTGTTTAAAGGATTATTTAAAGCCTTATTAATCTTTAAGTCAAGGCTTTCTTCTAATAATTTCATCTCATCCAGCAGCTCTCTTGCATCTTCTTTTTGTCTATCTTCAACATCATTTACAATCTCTGTTATGTGTCTAATATCCCCATTCATTTGACGTAGATCTGCTTTCATATCTGAACGCATATCACGAGCTACATCACTGATTATAGTAATTTCTTGTAATATCATATCTATCTCTGATTTTAATACTGCCATGCCTTCATCATATTGAGACAGATCCGGCTCAGTGTAGAGAGTTATCTTTTCCTTCATATCCAGGTAATCCTGATAAAAAGTAAAGCCGGTCCATGCAGCACCACCTAATGCACCCAATAAAGTAAAGATAGCAAAGACCTTGCCTCCAGATACCTTAAGTCCTGAATACTCAATACTGGGCATCTATCATCTCCTGAAGTGTATTATTTTGAGCCATGTCAAACAGCATACCATACTGATCTTCTATTGTCTTGTTTAAATAGTCGTCAACATTTGTATCTTGCATGTAAGACTGTGTGTCAAAAAAGGTTTTAGTATTACCTAATATTTGCATGACAATTAAAGTTTTAGTCTGAGCAGCATCATCATATCTTGCCTTGTCATCTATCTTCTTAACTATTTTAGTGGCAGCCTTTTCTTTCTTTGATACCTTAGGTTCTGATGGTTTCTCTTCTTCTACCGTTTCTTTTGGATCTTCTTCTTTTTGTGGTGTTTGTGGTTGCTCTGGTTCTGATTCCTGTGATTCTTCTTGAGATTCTTCGATAACCTCTTCTTCTGGCTCAGCCTCTACAAGCACAACCTCTTCCATCTCCATCTCAATTTCTAGTTCTATCTCAGTCTCAACCTCAACAATTTCGACCTCAGGCTCGGGTAAATTAATTTCTATTTCAGCTATTTCTAATTCAACACTAGCGACCGTAATCTCCTCTACAGGTGCTTCAATAGGCACAAACTCTATCTCACCATCACTAATATTTACATCATTAAACTCAAATACCTCTTCAACAAAATCTAATTCCACAGGATCAAAAATATTTAAATACAGTATTTCCTCCATAGTGGTAATTTGTTGAGTAACAATAGTATTTATAACATTGTAGAAAACGTTAACTGTTACATCATCAAATAAAGGGCCTATCGCAAGATTAATGTCCCGCCCACCTACTTCAACAGTTATTCTATTTAAAACACCAGTGAAATCGAAAGACCCATTGTATGATTGGTAACCTGATGCAATACCAGATTCAGACAAGATATCAGTCCCTTGAAAGACTGTGTTAGATCCATTACGTCCTGTAATGTGCATGTATATTCTATCCTGAGCATCTCGT